TAGCAAATTCAGCATCACTCATAGCAGTTTGCGGCTTCTGAAAAGAAGGTGCGGCTGCATACTGAATCTCTGGAGGTTGCGCGAATTGTCTAGCCATTACAAACCCCTTCTTGCTCTTTCAGCCTCAAAAGCTGCACGTTCTGCCGCGTCATCACCGCCAAATGTTGGTGGCACAGTTTCGGTTACTTCTTTACCCAAATATCTTTGCGCCTCTCTTATGTTTGCAAACTTTTGTGCGATAAACGCATTAAGTGCTGCATTTTTAGCGGCAGGTGTTGAGTCAGGATTACCAAGAGTTGCTGTTAATTTTTCACCCTCTGCAACTGTAAACGCTGCACCGAATGTTTCTCTCAAGCGTGGCAATACAATATTATCAATCGTTGCTATGTAAGCAGCTCTATCTGTGCCGCCTTGTGTAGCAATTCCCATCTCTTTGAGTATTGAGTCGCCTATTTGCCCTGCTTTTGTGAATGTGGCAGTTTCTGATAGTCCAGATAAATCACCTACCGTTGTTAATAGCTCTGGCATACTAGCCTCAAAACTACGCAATAACTCCTCTTTTTCACCCGAAGATTTACCCAAAACACTAGAAGCCGCAACTCTTTCAGCAGTTACTGGCTTAAATTGCAAATCAGAAGTATTTTTAGCGTCTTGCTCTAAACCTTTCTTTGTGGCTGAAATGCTACCCGAAGCAGCACCATAACCCGCAATAGGTTGCACGCCAAAGCTAGGTCTATCAGGCTCAAAAAAGCCGTTATCCTCAGGGAATGACATTTCTGCATTTGGATTGCCTCTCGACATACCGCCCACCGCAGGAGCTTGTATCGGTTGCCCACCATTGCTAAGAATGCCTTTATCAAATGATTTGGTGAATAACTCAATATCATTCATCTTTTGCGTATTACCCTCAGCCCTTGCTTTTTGGTACTCATTCGCAATTTGCAAAGCCGCAGGTAAATTACCCCCGCTTGCCTCTTTTTGAGCTTGTGACTGCAATGCACCAAGCTGAGCCAGTTGCAGAGCCTTCTTTTGCTCAAAAGCCTGCTGAAGCTGTTGGTAATCCAACACGCTCTTTTGTCTGCCAAATACGCTTAAATCAACTCCCATAAGAGCTAGCCCCCCCACCGAATAGACGTTCCATTTCTTGCTGTCTTAAAAATCTAGTCATGAAATCATTCTCAGAACCGCCTTGCAATGCACCAGTATTATCGAACGAACCTCCGCCAAGTATGCTACCCAAAGCACCTGAGAACAAGTTACCTGTGTTAGTTGCAGAATTAGCCTTGATGTTGCCGATATTGTCGTTAATGCCTGCATTAGCCAGCGCACCAGTTAAACCAGCTTGACGCCCTTGCAATGCTCTTGTAAACGCAGAATTAAACGTATTATCAGCCAAGCCTTGCCCGAATTGTTGCGCTTCTTTTAATGCGCTGCCTGAGAAAAAGCCACCTCTTGAAAGTTGCGCTCTATCTTGAGCTTGATTGCCCTGAGCTAGATTAAACTGATAGCCGGGGTCTTGTGTTAAATCCTCTGGTGAAAATTCAAAGCCATTTGCGTATGGTGACAATAACGCTTGATTTGCGCGTTGCCCTCTCAGTAGCGCATCTTCTGCTTTGTTATTTGAAAAACTACCCATTAGCGCACTTGCTATTGGTGAAGCATAATTTGATTTAGCCACGTCACCCCCTATGTTACCTGCATTACTTAATAAACTATCTGCGCTTCCACGCACCACATCTTGCCCAAAATTAAATGATGCTGGCTGATTCGGTCCGTATGATGATATACCGCCACCACTACCCGAAGTTCCGCCCAAAGCATCGCTTGTCGCAAATCCTAAATCTTTCAAAGCACCTGTTCCGCTAGTGTAGAAATCTTGAACCGTACTGCCATTATATGCATCACTCACACCATCAGAAATGCTGTTATATGCCTTGCCTAAGCCACCAGCCACATCGCTGAATGTATTGGTCAAGCCAGTACTTCTACCTAAGCTGTCAAGCGCACCACTTGCTTTATCGCTCACAAAGTCGCCAATATCGCCTAAATTAGGAGCTAAACCGCCCGCAAGCGCACCAAATAACGCACCTTTTCCGCCACCGCTTAATCCGCCACTTGCTGCGCCTAATAACGCACCGCCACCTGTTTTACCGATGCTTAATGCTTTACCTAGAATACTGCCACCGCCACCTAAAGAAGCTGCGCCCAATCCACCTGCTAATGCGCCTTTCAATCCACCGCCACTAATTGCGCCACCTGCCGCCCCTAGCCCAATAGCTAAAGGAAGCCCAACACCGGGAATTAACGCTGCAAATGGAGCTGCTGCTCCTACTATTCTTTTAAATATTCTAGACATTTTTAAACCTCACTAATTCAGTTCCAAGCTCTATGAAACCGCCTTTTTTAAATAAATTCGTATAAAGCTCATTATTCTTGTCACCCATGCCAGATGCGCTTGTTGTGTAAGTTGCACCAGCTTGGTTTAAATCCGCTGTTTTTACTAGCAAATCTACAAATTCTCTTGATAATCCGCTACCACGCTGAGATGGGTGGATATAAAATACCACAACTTGACACTCAGGCTGCTTGTAATATGTTTTCATCAAAAACGCTGATAATACACCAACAATCTCATTGCTTTCGTTTCGTGCAATAAAGCAAATTTCATTAACCCATGACGCTATATATTCAGCCGCTGCGTTGGCATCATATTCTAAATTGTCGTTGTAAATAGATTCGCTGTAATAGCTTTCGTGAAGCATATCTCTTATGCCCCTTACATCTTCAATCGTTGCTGTGTTTATAGTGTAAGTCATATGGTTTATTGTATATAAAAATTCAGTTAAAATCTACTTTAATTCTTCACCCTGCCAGTTATCGTGATAGGCGTTGTAATCGTTGTCCAAGATGGTAGAAATGCTTGCTTAGATGCCGCTGTAATTACACCAAGTGATGCACCACTAGTCCCTGCCGCAAAACAAGGCACATCAGCCGTTACGTTAAACGGCAATGCAATAAATGTTGCGCCAAACGTTGAGCTTGTGTTTGTACCCGGAACAATCTTAACAGCCCAATCAGCAAAGCCGCTATTCTGATAATATACGCCGCTAATTGTTGCAGCACCTACTTCAGTTAATCCTGTAATAGAAGGCGTGAAACTTGTGCCAACATCGCCACGATTAAGCTCTGAAAAAAACTCAACCCATGCAGGTCGTGCCTTGCCGTTGTCATCAAGTAGTTTGTCAGCAATAGGAGCTTGGCTTATCGTCATGTGTTAAACTCCCCGCCAGTTATTGCAGTTTTCACCGCATCGGTTACTCTTATGCGAAACGTGCATTGCCTATGTCTGCCTAAACGCCAGAACACAACACGAGATAGAAACTTACCCACCTTGCCCAAAGCTGTTTCATAATACGTGTAGAAGCTGCGCCCGCCATCACTTGAGAGATGAAGCATAACTTTAGGGTCAACCACGCTTGCATTACCCACGCCTGTTTCGAAGTTCACCACTAGGTTTTTAATCAAGAACGCATTGCCGTTGTCAAAGATATGCGTAAATATCCTATCACGTGCTATTTCATCGCCATTGTCTGAAAAATAAGCAGCTGATTGATGATAAATATTACCGTTGTTTTTATCTAAACCAAGCGTCTTACCAAACGCATAAATTAAATGGTTTGTAATTGGCAACTCATATTGCCCGAAACTATTCAAATATGCCCACTCAGTCCATAGCTTTGTCGATACATCATAGCAAAGCGCAGTTTCCATGCCTCCACCAGTTATAATGTAGAATATATGCCCCGCCTCTTGATATGTAATAGCTTTAAGCGTTGTAATGCTTGGCGCGTTTTGTATGCGTAACTCAATAGCTTCAGTTGAAATGCGCTGTGGTGAAAATCCATCAGCCTTGTAAACAATACCAGCACCGTTAAAATCTTGCCCAACCCAGAAAGCCGTATTGTCTAATTCCATCACCGTACTAGGCGCAATAGTACCCACAGCTAGCTTTGCTGAGTTATTCACCCTTTGGAACGGAAACAATGCCGCACCGGTATTACTCCAAGGCTCTATAGATATGTCACCAAAAAGCCACAGTTGCCCGAAAATATTAGCAACACGCACTAAATTGTCTGGCGATGACTCAGCCGTTGCAAAATCTAATGCCGCCCAGCTTGTACCGTCATAAGGAGCTGATATCTGAAATATACCGCTATTTAATGCTCGGTTAATAATAAAATAGCCGTCTAGGAATATCACGCTTGCAGCACTCGGCAAATTAGCACTCACAACCCTTATCAACACGTTTGTTGCGTATGTGTATATATATAAATCCACACCGTCACAGATAGCTAATTGTATGCCATTCTCAGCCATTGTAATTTCGCCAGCACTTGTCAGCAAACTGCCTCTTAACGTGCCTACACCGCTGCTAAATATCTCGTATAACTCAGAACCGCTAACAACAAACACCCTACCGTTGCGTGCTGTAAACGCTTCCCTACCCGCACCTGAGCCAACAGTTGCAAATAATTGATTGCCGGGTCTTGCATATAATGATGCAGGTTTAATGCCTTGTTGGTCTAAAACAGCGTATAGGTTTACAGAACGCTCAGCATTGAACGGCAAAGATGTTTGTTGCGAACTGCCCCCCAATACTCCGGCTTGCATCAGATTCTCCTAATTGGCGTGATTGTGTTTGAAAGAATATTATAACGCTCGCCTCTGCTAATTTGCAGCTCATTAAGCTGTATATTATGCACATCAACTGTGTGTTTAGATGTAGTTGCTAATAACACAATGCTTTGCGGTATTTCTAGCTGATAGCTTGGCGCAAGCTCAATATACATTGCAGCTTTTATTGCTCGTGCATATCCGGGCGGTAATGATAAAACTGTATTTAAAGCCAGCTCAGCACTAAAGTCATTAGTCCAAAATACCAAGCTATATTGTGCGCTTGTTGGAATAGGCGTAACGTAAGCAGTTACTAGCGGATATGTGTTGTTAAACCACACCGCATATGGAAACGTGCCAACTATACCTTTAACTGGTATATCTGCCCATTCCTCGTTGTTTAGGATTGTAAGCGGTATATCTTGTCGCTGTGATGGTGTTTGCGCTGTATCACGTACAAATGCGCTTGTAAATTCATTCGGTCTAGCAATGTTTAAATCACCACCTACACCTATTGTGTAAACGCCTTGATTGGCAACAAACGGCATAATATGCTCCGTAGCACTATACACTTTCTGTGTGTCAAGATTCCATGATTCGATAAGGTCGTTTAGCTTAACCAAAGCCCCTGCGCTTTGTGAAGCACTAGGGGTTTCTTGGTCAGCAATAACACCCATATCTAGCAACACATCTGTTATTAGATTTAGAGCGGTATATGCCATGTTTAGCCTCTTTTGTAATGGTCAAGAGAAGGATTGATATATTCAGCATCACTAACATTTAAGCTAATGCGGCGGTCATACTCAGCGGCAGGGATTGAATTAACTTCAACCTCTGCCACCTCCTCGACTTTCTCCGGTTTTTTAGCCATGCTTAAATAATCTTATAGTTGTAGATTGATGTGTCTGAAGCTGTTCCAGATACAGTAAAACCAGTACCTGCTGTGATGGTTTTGATTGAAGGAATAGCTCCAACCGTTCCGCCAACAGTTTTTAGTGTAATTACAACGCTTGAGTTTGCTGTAATTTTCACATTAGCAACTGTAACTGCGGTTGTACCGTTAGCAGTAAATGTTCCGCTAACTTGTGAACCGTCAGGCAAAGCTGTGTATTGATTAATTTGTTGTGAAGTCTTAATTGTTGCTGTAGAAATAGCCATGATATTCTCCTTTATAATTGTTGTTATTAACCCAAAATACGTGTTGCAATTTGTGGGTATGTTTCTAGCCATGCATAAAGAACGTCAAAACGAACAACACGCTGGTTGTTTGCAATGTCGAAGCCTTCTTTCATAGAGATTGACAAACCACTCATCGGGTCACTTACTACAGTTGACATTACACCCATGTTGCTCGGTACTTTATCCAATGGAACCATCGCAAAAGTAAACGCGCTTTTGTCATAAACAAGTGACTGAATAGAAGTCGTGTTAGATGCACCAGATGTTACTACGATTGCTAAGTTGTCAGCAAAAGTAAATCCACCAGAAGCATTAATCACGTTTCCTAGTCTTGAGTCTAAGTTAATTCCATCTTCACCAATAGTGATTGTAGAATTACCAGAACCGTCTGTGACTGTTTTTGTAGCAACTACGAAGTTTTTCAATCTTCCTGTTGAACGTCTTGTTTGTGGGCTGCGGTTAAACATTCCAGCAATAGTGAATGTATCACCTACGTTTAGTGTAGTTGTGCTTACTGTCCAGCCATCTGTTATAAGTGAGTTGCCTGATTGGTTAGCACCGTTAGTTAGTGGTGTACCGCCATACGTTCCAGATGTAAATGTACCAGCTACTGGCTCGTCATACAAATCAAAACCACCACCATTACCTAGTATGCCGTCAGCATACGCTTTTTCAACTGTATTTACTGGGCTGAAATAGTTTTTCACACCAGTTGCAAAA